TTGATCCCACGCGCTGGTAGACCCAGTTCGCGCAGACGGTCGAGAACACCAGCCCCCAACCCGATGCTATCGACCAATATCTCGACTGGCTGCTCCGATGGCACAAGCGCTTCGAACTCGGCCACGACTGCGCCGGTTAGCTGCATCAGGTCCAGACCTTTCCAAGTCTGTATCTCCTCAACGACCGGGCCGCGCCGCTTGGCGAGTGCGGAAGCGTCCGACCCCATACGCGCAACGTCGAGGCCCCAGACACTCTTCGTCTGCTTGGCAATCTTGATCTCGCGGTTCATGGCGCTGTCAATCAACTCGACAGGGATGACGGTATCTTCTTCACGAGGCGGGAAGTTACCAAGGACGCGCACGTGATAGGCAGGGCTGTCTTCGCCGTACCGTAGCTGCATCTCTCGAACGAACGCATCGGATACGCGTGGGCTGTCGAGACAGCTAACGTGGAATGTTTTCCATTCCCCCTTCAACCGGTTGTGGGTGTCGTAGAACAACCCGCTGTTTCGCGTAGGGTTTCCGAGGAGAAGCGTCGTCGCATTGTGGCCCGACATAGACGTGGATACCCTGCAAGGCTTCCGGCGTTTCAGCGCGGCTCGTTCTGGCGGAGATAAACGCTTCACTGGCTGCGGCCTTCAACTCGATACGGTCGGCCTTGACTTCGATTAGTGTTTTGAGCACTTCGGGCAGTTCGTTCACCCATCGCTTCAGTTCCGCGAACATCGCATCGAACAACTGTGCGGATGTCGGCGCAGTAACAACAACCTTCACCGGATAGCGCGTCAGGAAGTAATGCAGCATGGCCCAGCTTGCGGCTGTAGACTTACCGACACCGTGGCCTGAGCGGACGGAGATACGGCGTTCGCCTGAGCTAATCGCCTTCAGAAACTCGATTTGCCACGGGTCTGGCTTCGTTCTCAAAATATCGCGCACGAACCCGACGGGATCATCGCGGTACTTCTTCAGGAACTCCAAAAAGAAGTTTGGCTCAGATTTCGTCATTCTTATCTCCCCTGATTACACGTGCGATTGTTTGGTGACTTACCGTGATACCATGACGCTTTGCAACTATAATAGCAATATCGCGGTAGCTATGGCCTTTAACGCGTGCGGCCTTCATTGTAATCAGCGCGTCCTGCGCGTTTGGCTCTGGATGCAGCTTGGCCTTGCGGCCTGTGCCTGACTTCTTAAAGCCGAATGGCACTTTGCCACCGACGTATCCGCCTTGTGACTTCTTGGCCCTCTTACCGGCGGTGACACGTTCTCTGATACGGCGGCGCTCCTCACCGGAGAAGACGGCCATGATTTCTAGCATGAAGCGTCCGTTCGGGTTGGCCTTGTCCATAACATTGCCGTAGCCGTTGATGATGAGATTAATGTTGGCCCCCTCCCAGTCGCCGATGACATTGAGCGCGTCCCGCGCATCGCGGAACATACGATCCAGCTTCGATACGATGACGGTATCGCCGGGCCGGAGGAACGCCAGCTTGCAGCCTTCTTCTCGGCGAAGCAGTGGGACACCACCGGAGACACCCCGCTCTTCGTAGATATGGTCTAGTTCCAAATTGTGTGTGAGCGCGATGCCTTGGATTTGGCGTGCTTGGTCGTCGAGCGATGTGTTCTCGATCTGGTCTTCAGTCGAGACGCGTGTGTATCCATAAACTGCCAACGTATTTCTCCCGTTTTTGTTGTGCAGCACTGTTACACTTTATTGGGCTGGGGGATCAAAAACAAAGGAGTACGGGGGGTGGGGGGCACACCTCGATGTCTGTTTAGTTATACGTACACACCCCCCGCGCAAGGCGGGGGCGGGGGGGGTATTTTGAAAGCACCCCCTCCCACCTATAGCTAAAAAAGCACGCATTTCTGCGGGTTTCAGGGTGTAACAGTGTATTAGTATGTGACCAAAGGGGTTCGAAGGCGCACAAGAATCGAAGCGCGGCGGTGACTATCCACCACTATAAAGCGGCACAACGTGCCTTACACTTTATAATATATAGGCAAGGCAATCACATTCGAATGTGATTTGATTGTTTACATTTGTTCACAATAGATTTGCATTTTGTTATTGACTCGACCGGCACGTTGTTCCTATTGGCGGGTTAGTAACAACGAAAGAGGGAATGAACAATGACTGCCACCGACAACCGCAAGATTGATATTTATCTGCTCAATCGCACGCACAAGTGCTGGCAATATGAATGCAGCACAACATGGTCGAAAACATGCAAAGAGGCAAAGGCGTCATTCTTGCGCCGTCACGATTATCTTGACGCCGGTCAAGTTAAAGCCCGTTTCGCATAACTAAAGAGGGAATGAACAATGAATTTTGATTTATCACAGTATATTCCGTTCAACGCATTCGCAATGATATGGATTGTCTGCATGTTGGCGGGTGTCACATTCGCTGGCCGCAACGATAGGGAGGGGAAGTAACATGGCGTATTATAAAATCAATTCCAGCGGCTCGAAAATATGCGTCGACGCTGACGGCTGGCATATCTGGACCAACACGCAAGGCCGCTTGATTGTCAACGGCCCCGATGCCGACAATCGTTTTCGGGATTTTGCGACAGTCGATGACGGCATCACATGGCTATTCTTGATGGGCCGCCAAGATATAGCCCGTTTCGTCAACAAGGCTAAGCACGAAGCCTAACACCACCGGAGCGCGGAGCAATCCGCGCCGAGGATGGCGCTAGTGCCAATTAGAGGGAATAAATTATTATGTTGCAAGGTATTTGGACAAAGTACAGCGGCTCTCGCGTAAAAGCGATTGCCCGGACGCGCAATTCTTGGGGCGGGGAACAACCCGAAATGGCTTTGCGCTTGGCGTATGACCACGCGCTGAACGCTGATGAAAACCACGCCGCCGCCGCCGCAGCTTTGGCGCGTAAATTGGGCTGGGACGGCCTTTGGCATGGCGGTGGACGGCCTGACAATAAAGGCAGACAGCAGCATAGGCCGCGAAGGTGTTGACTGGTTCTATATCGAGCAGAGAGGCGCAGCATGACACACGCACGAACCTGCACCGCCTGTGGCGCTGGCATGAACGAAGGATACGTCATCGAGGGCGCAAATGAGCATTATTGCAGCGACGAATGTTTGCACAAGAACGTCACGCCTGATGATTTTGCAGAATTTTATATCGGCAATAAAGACGCCGACGACGAAATCGGTGACATACAAATATATTGGACCGAATGGGAAGAGGAAGAGGTTAATGATTAAACCACAACAAGCCGCGCCGATAGGCCGCAAAGGCCGGGTATCATCGGACAGCGCATGGCCCCTTCGCAATTCAGATGGCCTGACATTCGCAGAAGCCAAGCGCCTTAGAGAGCAGGAGCAAAGCAAATGAACGACAATGATGACGAACCGTTTGATAACTATACCGAACGGGCAGAAGCCACCTTGGCCTACCGCCTGATGGAGTATCTGGAGTTTCTTGGCGTGATAACTGACGAGCATGTCTGCTATCTGCGATACCCGCCCATTGAATTAATCGAAGACGCAGAAAAGGACATGATGAAATGACAAGTGAAGAGTTTAAGGCAACACGCGAGAAGCTAAACATGACGCAAGGGCATCTCGCCCGCAAGATCGGGCTGTCCGAAAGGTCGATAAGATACTATGAGCAGGGCGGGCGTTCAGTGCCCGCTCCAGTCTCTATCCTCTTAGAGACGTTTCTAAGGGGTCTGGAGCGTGCATAGCTACAATCGGGACTGTTACCTAGCAATCGCCCTATATGCCTCTCTATGGGCTTTATACGGGCTTATAGAGGCATATAGGCTATGACATGGCGTTCTATTGTCTGGTGTCTGATAGGTGGGCCGTATGTTTTCGCCCTCATGTTGGCCCCCGGAGCGTTTGTGGCGGGGTTGGTGGCGTTGCCCTTCTATTTATTGGGCAGCGGCTGGCAAATCGCCTTCGCATCCACCGCATTTGCCACGGCGCTAGTCTTGGCGGTATATCTAACGCGGCTTGTTATTCAGCATGAAAAGGAACTAGACGATGGCCGGACATATTAAACGACGCACCATTGCGTCAAACTTAGACAAGGTTGGCGAGACCGTGCTGCTGGAGAAGATTGCTTCCGGCATGACGATGGCTGGCCTCGCCCGTGAACTCAACATCAGCAACCTCTCGCTCTACCATTGGATACGCAAAGACCCAGACAGAGAGGAGCGGTTCAAGCAGGCGCGGACAATCGCGGCGGATCAATGGGCGGATGAGTGCCTCGATATTGCCGACGCTTCGGACAACGTATCGGCCAACGCCGACAGGCTCAAGATCGAAACGCGCAAATGGCTGGCGGGTGTTGCTGCTCCGGAGAAGTTCCAAGCCAAGCCGACCGCAGCGGTCCAAGTCAACGTAAACCAACTTCATCTTGATGCACTGCGCCAGCTAAACTTGGCGTCGTCAAATCCACAAGAAGAAGAAATCACCATCGACATCACGCCACCTAAGCAAGTCGGCTCTCATAATCTCGATGCGGACGACTTGCCGGGTGTGTTTGACGACGACTAACGTAAAACTCCCATCCGTGCATGGTTTGACCCCTTCGGGCCGGGTTTACAAAAATCCGTGCACGGTTTGGCTCTCTTAAAAATGGCTGTTTTCTGCAATCCGTGCATGGTTGGGCCGGAAGTGCATGGTTTTTTCAAGAACGTCCTATACATTTTGGGTATTTACTAATTCGTATATACATATTATGCATATAAACACCCCGTGTATAAGGGCTCATGGGTGGAAAAGGTCGGCACTTCCGGCCCAACCATGCACCGATGGCTGTTTTCTGCGGGTTTCCGCTCACGCCAAACCGTGCACGGATTATTTAAACCCGGCCCAACCCGGCCTGAAAGGATAAATACCTATGGCAACCCTTGAATTGATATCCAAGACATTCAACTACGACCCAGACACCGGAGCACTGACCCACCGTGAGTCAAGAGGATCACTTCCCGCCGGACGCCCAGCGGGCACGGCCATAGCAACGGGCTACAACGTAAAGTTCAATGGCTCCTACACCTTGGCCCATCGGATCATATGGAACATGATGACAGGCGAATGGCCACAGCACCCTATCCGCCATGTCAACGGTGACAAACTGGATAACCGCTGGAGCAATTTAGAGGTGCGGGTTCCGCTCCGTAACCGTGAGCCAATCACGCGCAAGCCTGTGCCCCGCAGCACCAACCAAGTTTCTGCGCATGGCGTAGGCCGTGTCGATTTCAATAAGATGGGTGTATCGAGGTTTGAGGCTAACGCTATCATCAATAAAGAGCGCATTTTCCTAGGCCGTTTTGAGACAAAAGCCGAAGCAGAGGCCGCGTTCAAAAACCTAACAGGTTACGCCGCACCCGGCAGCCTATAAAAAAGAGGGGGCGCTATGCCCCCTCAATTTTTTGTATCAGCCGGTCGAGATACCATCGCGCTTTGCGAAGGTCCGCAACAGGATCGGCTTTCTTTTCATAACGCCAGAGATATTTGAGGACATTCGCCTTCAACGCGCCGCGAAAGCCTTCGTCGCTTAGCGCGGCCTCGATGGCGTCAATCGCTTCAATCCCTCCCGCCGTATAGTGCGGTGGGCTATTGACCACATCGACCGCATCGCCCCCTACCACATCTGCATTGAGCGCATCCCTAATCTCTTTGTATCTCATAAAATCATTCCCATACATTACTCGTCTCCATCGCCTGCTTTGAAGTTAATCTGAACGCCAAAGAAATCGTCGGACTGCTCATCAATCATGGCGTTGATAACCATATAGTCTTCATCGCCTATGAGAAGCTCAAGGCCACGGAACACACGCTTCGTTCGTGTCGCCCGATCCCTTGCGGGTTCATAGCCATGCGTCGTCATCTCTCCGTTGAACTTACGCTGCGACCAGTCCTTCCCCTTGCCCTCGTTGTTATCCTTGCACCAGTCGCGGAAGTCATTGAACGCCTCATTGGTGGTCATCTCATTGTCCGCACCAGCCACGCAGCGTTCACTGATCCAGCGGGCCAATGCGTCCTCTCCTGCGAGATACTCATCGGTAGCTTGGATTACTGCCTGCGGTGGGTTCAATCCCTGCTCCAGCCAAGACTTCGCGCCTTCGATAACCCACGCTAGAATCGCGGGATACTCTTCCTTCAGCTTGTCCGGCAAGTCCATGTCCTTGCGGACTGGCTTGGTCTCGAACGGGATGAGGTGCATACGCCGACGCATAGCGTCATCCACATTAGTTATCTCTGGCTTCGTATTGCCCGCAATAATCAGCGTGAACTGCGGATTGAACTCAAACAAATCCTGCCGCATGAAGCGCGCACTGATCTTGTCCCCGCCAGTCAGCGCCTTGACCTTGGCCTCGTCCCACCTGCGCGACGGGTCAATCTCCTGCGCGTGAACGAGCCTCGCACCCATCAACGACGCCAACTCTGTGGGATGCCTCTGATTGTTCGACGCCAAGAACACGTCCGCACTGGCCACGGTGGCATAATCGCCAAGGATATTGCCTATCGCTCCGAGGAACGTCCCTTTGCCATTACCGCCGGACCCGTGGGCGAAGGCAAGCACATGCTCTTTGGTGCTACCCGTAGCGGAATAACCTGCCAACCTTTGAAGGTAAGAGATCATCTCCGCATCACCGTTGCACGCCTCATTGAGGAACGCTTGCCACTGCGGCGCTGGCTTGCTGAAGTCCGCCTCGACCGATGTGCATTTTGTGCACATGCGAGAACGGTCGTGCGCGAACAAGACGCCTGTCTTCAAGTCCACCATGCCCGACCGGGTGTTGAGGATATAGATGTCCGCGTCTAGCTGCTCGGTGGTCGCCTGCATCGACGGCTCAACTGCCGCCAGCTTCGCCACGTTTGCAATCACATTATACGACGCCACACGCTGCGCGATCCGCTCACCCTTTTGCGGGCTGTCTATCTTTTCCAAGGCTTCGGCTATGCTTGCGCGCAGACCTTGCGGACAATGGTGAGATGCTTCTTCGCCACATCCACCGCCCACTTGTTCCCGTCCCATGCGACCCAGCCCATGCCGCCCACAACGTATCGGATGTCCGAAACGTGCAGCCGAGCAACGCGCTGCGCCAAAGCAATGTCGCTGTACTCAATCGGTGTCTCGCCCGCAGACGCTACCATGCCGAAGTCTTC